GCTACCCAATGACTGAGACTCACCCTTCCGCTGGCGATATAGTCTTTAGCGTAGCTAGAACTATCTTCAGTAGATACCGCAACTTTGTTGAGCGAGAAGATGTAGTTCAAGAGTGCTGGTCGTGGTATTACTCACGAGCAGAACACTTCAACCAATTACTATCAGAAGAGAACACAGTCCAGCGAGTCATCAACGAGAAGCGTATGGCGTGGCAGATGAAGCGTCACGCAGAACGCTACGCTCGCAGGGAGAAGGCTACTCGTAGCGGATATAAACTTACCGATGAAGCCTTCTACGATACTGTCGTCATAGCCCAGCTTCTTCCCCACGTTATCGCCTCCGTTGTAGATAACACAGTATTAGAACAGGCTCAGAACCTCATCAACGATGGGCAACCAAAGAAGCAGTCTGCTCCTGCTGAAGGCGGCAATCTGCTCGCCACGCTCATTGACATCAAGAAGGCGTACCTCAAACTAGATGTGATGGACAAAGATATTCTCATCAAGAGATACCACGAGAACCTTACTCTCCAAGAGTTAGCTACCTACCTAGAGTGTGCTACCTCTACTGCCGATCGTAGGTGTCAGAACTCTCTACGCAGATTACAGAATAATCTTGGTGGCGAAAGTCCTTATCAGTGACACAAGGATTTACAACAGGTATGCGTACATCTAACGATGATACGTGGACTACGCCTAGAAATTTCTTTGATAAGTTGAATGATGAGTTCCACTTTGGATTAGACGCGGCTGCTCTCTCCTCCTCTACTCTCGTGCCTGATAATTGGTATGGACCAGATCATCCGCAGTTGATACGCAGAGATGCCTTCCAACGTCTTTGGACTATTGACGCTGGTGATAAACCTATCTGGCTCAACCCTCCATACGGAAGAACTATCGGTGAGTGGATGAAAAAGGCTAACCTTGAAGCACAAGCAGGTGGGGTTGTTGTCTGCCTCGTTCCTGCTCGCACTGATACGAATTGGTGGCACTCATACTGTATCCAACACGAGGTTAGATTTATCAAGGGTAGGTTGAAGTTTGGTAATCAGAAGAACTCCGCACCGTTTCCCTCTGCGGTGGTAGTAGTTAGATGATTTATGAATACAAGTGTCCGACCTGTCAGCTAACCTCCGAAGTTGATAGGTCTATCCACGCTGAAGCGAGCAACCCCTTCTGCTCGTGTGGCGAAATGATGAATAGGGTCTGGTCCTCTCCTCCTGTCGCTTTCAGGGGATCAGGCTTCTATTCAACTGATAAATAAAATAACCCCGCAGTTTGCACTCTTGGCCTGCGGGGTTATTACTGCTGGTAGAAAAGAGTAACGACCAGCAATTCTAAATCTTACTCGCTCTCTTCCTCCCTGTCAATAGTGATTTTTACGTTCGTGAAAGCGCCAAGCCTTGCAAGGTGTTCCATAACGCTCGTCAATGTAACGTAAGCCTCGCAGTATTTGGAGTGAAGGCTTTCTACTTCTCTCTCCAAGGAGTTGAGCAATTCCGAAAGCTGAGCTTGTTGGGTTCTGTGCGTAGTGGTCAAACCTGCTCTCACGGGTCCAAAGGTCGTGGAGGCAGAGCCACTCTCTGCCTCTCCAACCAAACGCAACCCACGCATATTGCTTTGCCAATTCTCTGTTCTCATTTTTTTCTTCCCAACTTGCTTTTGCCCTTACGACTTCGGTGGGTATGTCTGAAGGAAACTTTACGTTTCCTACGGGGTGCGCGAGAACTACCCACAACGCTGATAGTCCTGCCACTAATATCACTCCACGCTTTGCCATTAGCCTCATCAGATAGCCTTTCTTCTTCCAAGATTTCCTTGAATTGGTCGGGATACTTCTGGGCTAGGCGCGTAAGCGCTCGCCCTCTTGCTCGCTGGTAGTTGCGTAGCCATACAGCTCGCTTCTCAGCACTAGCCTTTCGTCTATCTAGGTTCATTGAGCTTATCCTCCCACACTATAAGCAGGTAGGCAATTATAGTTGCCACTATCACGCCTAAGAATATCATTTCCATACCCACTCTTTCTTTGGCTTGGGTGGGTAGAGTTCTTCTCTCTCGCTCAATAGCAAGGCAAGCAGGAGATTAGTTACATCTATCTTGTCCGTCACTAACACGGGTTCCTCAGTATCTTCCTCGTTCCAGACCGATACAAAGATAGAGTTGTTGAAGCCTCGCCTGAACCACGCTACCGCTTCTCTTGCGCTCGCCCCTCCCCACGCAATATCTCCCTTGCGATCCATTACCTCATAAAAGTTGATGAGTTTCATACGCTTGCCTCCTCTAACTCCTCAACCTGAACTGAGTCTTGTAGTTCTCCACCCACAAGGTAGGGTTCACCCTGAAAGTCTGCTGAGTGGAAGATGTCAAGCGCCTGTTCCTCGCTCTCTGCCTCTATGTCTACGTCATACCATTGTTCATACACATACTTCACACGATACTTAGCCATTGTTCTTCTCCTCCTTGTAGTTGATTAGGTTTAGTTCGTTCAGGGCATTGACCATACGGATTAGGTTAGCCCCTGCCTCCTTGTTATCTCCCTCTGTCATCTGCTGAATTGCCAGCTTCTGACATAGGTCTGCCTTTGCTTGATAGTATTCCTTGTTCATCTAATCCAATTCCTTTCGCCGTGTATATCGCAGTCAAAGGAAATCAACTGCTCCTTCTCATCAGGGTAGGCTAGTTCTACTCCACAATTAGAGCAGACCCACCACCCACCCTCTTTCACTAGCGTATGGTCTTTAGTCCAACCGCAGACATCAACGCAAGCGCACTCCATTACTTCGTTCATTTACTTTCCTCCTCTTGTCGTAGTAAGTCATCTATTTCAGGCAGGTATCTGCCCGCCTTCTCGCTCTCCTCCCCACAGGGGGTTTCAGCGTGTTTCATCAGCGTTCTATCTGAAAAGCTCCACCCACATACACCGCATTTAGGCATACGGACACCGCTTCTTGTGGTGTTCCATTATGTCGCGTTCGCAAGAACAACAGACCAACCTTCCCTTCTCGTTCTTGATGTAGTTCATACGCTCGCCCTTCCTTTCTCGTAGGCTCTCTGACAAGTGTCACAGAATTCTGTCTGCTCATTTACTGCGTCTATCTCGTAGCCACAATTGGCGCATAGTGGATCGCTCATTGCTCTCCCTCTCTTTCAAACTCGCACTCATCACAGGCACACGCCAGCACTTCTGCGTCACCATAGACCTCGCCAGCACCAAGAGATAGCCACTCTTGTTCATCTAGCCAATAGAAAATCTGTTCGTCTTGTGGGTGTTGGTCTAACTTATCCTCCCACCCATTAGGTATGAGGGCAAAGGTTCGCACCTTCTCCCTCTCGCCCTCTACCTTTGTCCAAAATTGAGCCGTCATAATTTGTTCTGCGGTAATCACTTTAGGCATTGACTTCCTCTTTCACTATCCGTTCAGCTACGCTTTCAATAGCGTCCTGAACTGTGTGATAGACCTCGCCTGTGTAGTCGTTATTTATTTCATCATAGACTTCAAACCAAGAGTTGTTGATCCACTCTCCTCCAGCTTTGTCTATCTTGGCTAGGTCTTTGTCGTTCTTTATGCCAGCATTTACCAAGTCGTCACAGTATCTAATCACTTGATTTTTGTAGTGAATACGCATCTCACCTACGCAGGTAATACTGTATTCCCTGTCCTCATAAGTAAGGTAGGCGACATTGTTACTGTCATACCAAGTATAAAAAGCACTATCTTGGCGGTCTTTTCGGTGAGCGTCATCATCTAGTATCTCCAGCTCTACGCCCTTTGGTAATTTATATTTCATCTTAGGCATTAGCGTTCTCCCTCTCTCTCGTTAGCCTCTGAAAGTATGACCTCTAAGTCTTGGGTTACAAGGTCGTTATTGTCATTGAACACGCCCTCGCCCTCGTAGGGCAACTCCCACTCTTTCCCATTCCAGACTGTGCCGTCAGGGAAGCGAGCTTCCTCGCTCTCAGGATCTATCTCCCACCCTCCAGCTTTACTCCACTTCACAATAAAGTAATGCTCTTTAGACATTAGCCAACTCCTCACTCGTTGTATCGTCTAGTAATCGGTATAGGTCTAGCCCTTCGGTGTATTTCTCCTTGAAGCTTTCGGGCAGATCGTCATAGCCACTTGTTATTTCGTAGCCTTCCCAATTCTCCCAAGTAAGGGTGAGCTGGTATTTCTCTCCTTCATAGGTAATCAGTATCCTTCTCGCCCACCCTGTATTGGTGTGGTCTAGTAACTTGATTTCCACTTGCCTCTCCTCGCTCTAATAGCCCATAAGGGCGGATTATTCTTTAGGTTCTCCAGCTCTAACTTATGCCCTTCGCATAGCGTTAGATAGTCGTTCTCTAATTGGCACTCGCACTCACTCATCATTTGCCCTCTCTCTCTAGTAGTTGGCATAACGCTCTTCGATTTCGTTGATGCGGTCTTGAATTAGGTCTAGCAGTACGCAGTAATCTTTCGGGTCATCAAAAATTGGGCTCTCTACCGCCCTCTTATATTCCTCTCTCAATACTTCTAACTCTCTGCTCACTTGTCCTCCCCTTTCGTTTCGATCTTGCTCATTAGGTAAAGCCCTAGCCCTATGGCTAGGCAATAGATAAGCACTTGCCCTAGTCCATTCGTCCAGCTCGTTGAGACCTCAAACATTAGGCGCTCACCTGCTCTTTGGCATAGGTGAGAAGGGTGTCGGCTACCTCTCGCCAATTCACACGATAAAGCGAGCCTATGTCTGAAAGCATTAGCCACAAGCCTTCGTTACCTGCGATGTTCTCACGGGTAAGGAGGTCGTCCTCTATCCAATTCTGAAGGGTCTGAGCGAGTTCATAACGCGCTTGCTCTCCGTATTGTTCTAACTCTTGCTTTGCGTAGTCCATAGCGATTTCAAGGAGCGCTTGGTCGTTGTCAATGTGAAGCATAGTCGCCCACGTCTCGCGGTTGCTCCACCCGTTATACTCTTGTGCTTCCATTCTCTTATCCTTTCGTTAGGTGTGTCTAGCTCTAGTGAGCTACCACAAGGGAGAGGATAGACTAACTCTCCCTCATAGTAAAGCACTAGCGCGGACTCTGCTCTCTTGGTTCAAGCTGGTTATGTGTCACGCAATACCAGCTTTCCTTGTCGTAAGGGTATCTCTCGCACTTGCTCATCATCGCACGCTCTCTTTCTTCTCCCTGTTGTAACTCTGGTCAATGATAAACACGCCATTGGCTAGGCGTGCGGTCTTTATGCGGGTATCCTCACAGTAGGAGTTGGGGTAACCGCCTACGAGAGGGTGTTCGCTATCGTTTAGCACGATATCTTGAGCCTCTTCTAATGAGTTAGCCTCTACAAGGTAATCAACTTCTAGCACGACGCGGTAGGTCTTCATTAGTTATCCTCCTCATCATCAAAGAAGTCCGACCATTCAGCTATCGTGAAAGTCTGCCCACACGCCCCACAGGGGAAGTGGGCGGTGTCATACTCATCTACTGTGCCGTGAAATTCTGCCTCGTGGTCACACTCGAAGCACCCTGTGAATACTGTCGCTAATTCGATCGTCATCATCGCTTCCCCTCACAATTTACAGAGTGAGCGATGCTATCCATAGCCTCGCGGTAGCTCTCCGCATAGCCAAAGCGCTCTACGAGGTCACCTACCTTCTCTTTATATTGGTAGCGAAAGGCAAAGGCTCCCGTCTGCCCCGTAGGGCTAATTTCCCACTCTGACACTATGGAAGCAAGGCATACGCAGGCGGTTAGCTCACCGCAGTCGGGGCAAGTGTCTAGATATTCAGAGCTGGCGTATTGACAGTCAATTAGTGTGTGTGACATTACTTAGCCTCTCCCTTGACATATTCTCTAATAGCTCTGAGGTTATCGCCGAGCCGAGCGATTAGCTCTTTATTCTCTATTGGGTCAATTCCACAAGCTATTGTGGCGTAGGCTTGGTGAAGCATTTCGTCTAGCTTCAGAAGCTCTTTCTTGGTAGCTCTCATTATGCGCCCACTTTCTCTTGGTAGGCGATAACGAAAGATTTTTCTAGTGTCGCGATAGCGTCAAAGTCACGGCTAGCGAGAGTGTCACCATTGAGCATTTCTTGGTGATTTTTTTCTGCCAATAAATGGAGAGCCGACTTGATAATGAATAGCTCTTGAGCTGTCATTTTTTCAAATTGAGTGTTCATTTTATCCTTTCGTATGAGCGCAGAGTGCGCCCCTTTGGGGCGAGTGTAATGTAAAGCTAGTCTAACTATCAAGCCCAAAGCTGGTGAGTGTGTCGGTCATAATCGGTCAGACCTTTAGCCCGCAAGAGCTGGCAATTACGCAACGGAAGCGTTGCGAAATAGAACAGTTGTTCGATCTCAACTATTACTTGAGAGCTGAGTGAGAGCTGTGAGCAAGGGGCGAGAGCTGGCAGAGCTGGCGCGGTTTATTAGTTGAGGTCTAGGAAATTATTAGGGGAAGGCAGGGCGCGAAAGTGTGCCGTAGGTGCTATCGCCCCACATCACACCACTATCCCCCACACTTTCGCCGATAGGCGACAGCGTGAGAGCCAGCGCAACACTAAGGCGACCCCGTGTTGATAAAAGCAGGGGTGGAGTGGTATATAGACCCACTCTAAATATCTCCACTAAAGTGGATCCATTTTCCGTATTGTCCGTATTATATGCCTATATCTGTGACGTTAGTCACATCTATAAAGATTTTTGGAACAAAAGCGGGAAACCGCTTTTTTTTCCTGCCTAATACAGTATATGGGAGCAAATGCGGAACAGCCCTAGCATTTGCGACGCTACGCTCACGCTACGCCCGTTAGGGAGGTAGCAGTGAGCGCTCCTAACGGAGCGAGGCCGAATCGTATGATGAGGCTCAAGCGGAGCCTCTTTTAGTTGGGTGTATTCTGCCCAGAACCCGTTAGGATGAAATGCCAGAGAATACCTCCGATATAGCCAAGCGAGTTATCCTCTCTGCTATCGCAGAGGGTATGACTGTAGAGCAGGCTGTCGCCTCTGCTGGTAAATCCTATAAGTCTTATGAGTATTACCGCCGTACCGATCCGTCCTTCAAGGACAAGGTAGACAGAACTAGGCTAGGCCTACGCGGAGCTTCCTTTATAGAGAAGACTCTAGATGACCTGACATTTGCTCAGTTCAGAGAACGCTTCCTGCGTTCCAAGACTTTCTCTCATCAGCAGAACCTGATAGATGTAATCGAGGGTAGGGACCCAAGCTGGCTCCATCCGTCAATGAAGTACGAAAAGGGTCTGGCAGATAACCGCATCCTTATCAACATCCCGCCAAACCACGCCAAGTCAATTACGGTCACCGTAGACTACGTAACTTGGAAGATAGTCAATAACCCGAACTTTAGAGTTCTCATAGTTTCCCAAACCCAGCGTCTAGCCGCAGACTTCCTTTATGCTATCAAGCAGCGACTGACGCATCCAATGTACGAAGAACTACAGCAGGCATACGCCGCTGGGGTTGGGTTCAAATCTAAGACTGCCTCCTGGCAGGCCACCCGCGTCACCTTCGGTGATGAACTCCGTGAGTCATCTGAGAAAGACCCCAATATCGAAGCAGTCGGTATCGGTGGTCAGATTTACGGTAAGCGTGCCGATATGATCCTCATCGATGACGCAGTTACCCTCTCTAATGCCAATGACTTTGAACGACAAATCAAGTGGCTTACCCAAGATGTACGCTCCCGTCTCAACCCGACAGGCAAGCTCATCGTTATCGGTACCCGCGTTGCAGCAGTAGATTTATACAGAGAGCTACGCTCTGCCGATAGATACCCTGGTGGCTTGGTCCCTTGGACCTATCTGGCTATGCCAGCTCTACTTGAATCTAATGAAGACCCTGACAAGTGGACCACTCTCTGGCCTTATTCAGACCAACCCTTTGATGGACAACCAGAAGAGCAGAAGACAGAAGAGGGCTTATGGCCCCGCTGGAATGGACGCAACCTTTACAATGAGCGTCAAGCGATGGATGCCTCTACGTGGGCTTTGATTTACCAACAACAAGATATTTCTGATGATGCCATCTTTGACCCAGTATGTGTTAAGGGTTCTATTGACGGTATGCGTAAGGCTGGAAGATTACAACCAGGTTCCCCTGGTCATCCCAGAGATTTGAATGGCTTTAGCGTTGTCTGTGGCCTAGACCCTGCAATGGTGGGAGATACCGCAGCGGTCTGCTATGCGATAGATCGTGTAACGCATAAGCGTTATATCGTTGATGCTATCAAGATTACTAGACCAACACCTGCTCAAATTAGGCAGTTAATTGTTGATTGGTCCAATGTCTACGCACCTAATGAGTGGGTAGTAGAACGTAACGCATTCCAGTCCTTCCTTACCCAAGATGAAGGCATCCGCCAGTTCCTTGCAAGCAAAGGTATTATCTTGCGAGAACACCATACTGGTAATAACAAGTGGGATGCAGGCTTTGGCGTGGCATCTATGTCCACCCTCTTTGGTACCAAGCAACAAGATGGAAAGCATCACCGAGATAACATTATCCATCTGCCATCAGATCAGACAGAGAACATCAAGGCTCTTATAGAACAACTTATTACCTGGTCACCTACCACTAAAGGTAAGACCGATATGGTGATGGCCTTGTGGTTCTGTGAAATCAAAGCACGTGAGTGGCTCAGTAACGGAATACACACAGCCCACCATATGAAGAATCCATTTTTGTCTCGTTTCGAGCGAGGCAAGCGCAAGGTCATCAACATAGATGAACTCCTTGCAGAAAAAGACAGACAGTTCATCTAGGAGACATTATGGCAAAGAAACTGACTACAGCGCAAAAGGCTGCTAAGGCTATCAATAAAGCACGCGGTACTGTAAGTTACTCTGAACCAGTACGTAAATATGGAACGAATCTTTCACCGAAAGAAGCGAAAGCAAAGAAGCAAGTTGAGCGTGCTGAGAAGGCTGGCGCTAAAACAACTAATGCTAGTTTCAAATTTGCCAATGAGACTTACAATATCAAGTCTGCAAAGAAAACAGATATTGCTGCATCTAATAAAAAGACATTGAAGGCTAGTGGTACAGGGTTCAAGTCCACTGCTCGTCAAGTAAAACTAGAGCGTGAGCGCACAGCAACTCGTGCTGTTGCTATGGCTAAGAAAGCGAAAAAGAAATAATGGCAGCAAAGAAAGCAAAGAATAGTCAGATGAGCATAACTTCTGGCAATATGACATTTGCTGGTACTTCAAGTCAAGTAAATAAAATGCTTGAAACTGATCTCAAGGCTGCAATAAAAAGACAAAGTTCAAAAGTAGCAAAAGAAACTGCTTTGCCAAAAGAAGAACGTAGAAAACTAAGCAAAGAAAGACTTGCTAAGTTAGCAGATGAAAGAAAGAAAACAAAACAAAAGGCAGTAAAGACAGCAACTCCTTCTTTCATAAAAACCAATGAAGGAAAGTTTACTATTACTAAAACAAAGACTGGAAAAATCAAAATTACAAATCCAAAAGGCAAAACAGTCACTGTTCCAAAAGGAACAAATGTGACCAAAATGGTATTTCGTGGTGGCGGCGCTGGCGGCGCTTTTCTAGAGAATCTAAAGTAAGGATTACTATGCCAGGAAAGAAAATGAATGCGCTAGACGCAGCAATTATGGGTAAGAAGAAGTTGCCTTCTAAGAATAAGCGCTACCCAGGAGACTCAGATGTAAAGATGGGTCCAAGCAAGGGTAAGCCAATTATCAAGTTGAAGA